GTAGGGATCGTCTACAACCATCTCTGCTCGAGCGGTGTGCCCACGATTCCCGGGATCTTGCGGCCCTTCGTCACGCCGAGCGTGGGTGCGTACACCGGCGTCACCGCGCAGCAGAACGCCGCGGTCATTCCGGTGCCGGCGAATGCGATCGGTCCCAATGGGGCGCTGCGCTTCGAGGCCACCTGGACGGTGCCGAACAACAGCAACAACAAAACGGTCGGCGCGGCCTTCGGCGGCACCACCTACTTCTCGACCGTGCTCACCACCGTGGTCTTTCAGGCCATTAAAAAGGCGCTCTACAATCGCGGTGTCGCGAATGCCCAGGTGGGCGATACCGGCACCGGCGGTGCCGGCTCGGGCACGGGCGCGGCGGCGCCGGTCTACGCCAGCATCGACACCACGATTGCGCAGAACTTTGCGCTTACCAGCCAGCTCGCGACCGCCACCGATTATCTTATTTTGGAAGCCTTCTCGGTTCAGGTCACCACGTCTTAACCGAGGAGGTCACGATCACTTTCTAAGCGAGACGAGGGGACGCGCATGACTTGGAGACGAGAAGACCCGCAGGGAAACGAGGCCGCCAAGATCTCGTGGGAAATAGTGAAATGGACGCGCGGCCGCGGCCTCGATATCGGCGCGGGCCTGCACCGCACGTTCCCGCACTTCATCACGGTGGATAACAACGCCGACGTGCAGCTCTTCGGCCACCCCATGCCGCGGCCCGACATCCTGGTCGAGGACGGCGGCAAGCTCGAGATGGTGGCGAGTGAATCGATGGACTTCGTCTTCAGCTCGCACATGCTCGAGCACGTCGAGGAGGACAAGCTGGTCAAGACCCTGAAGGAGTGGTACCGGGTCGTGAAGCCGAACGGGTATCTGGTGCTGTACCTGCCCGATGCCGACGAATATCCCAAGGTGGGCGAGGAGGGTGCCAACCCCGATCACAAGTGGAACGTCCACTACAACCGGGTGATGGAGCTCGCGAACCACGCCTTCAAGAACTTCGACCTGATGGATTTCCAGAAACGGAACGCCGATCAGGAGTACTCGCTCTACTTCGTGTTCCAGAAGACGCTGGAGAAGCCGAAGGCCTGGTACCACGACCGGCCGCGCACCATCGGCAAAACCTGCGGCTTCGTGCGCTATGGCGCCTACGGCGATCTCATGCAGGCAAGCTCGGTGCTGGCCGCACTCAAGGCCGAGGGCTACACCATCACGCTCTACACCGCCGATCCCGGCTGGGAAGTGGTCAAGCACGATCCGTCGATCGATGAGTTCTACCTGCAGGGCCGCGGCCAGGTGCCCGATCAGGCGCTGGGCCCATTTTGGGAGTACCACAGTAAAAAATACGACAAGTGGGTGAATCTCTCGGAGAGCGTCGAGGGCGGCCTGTTGGCGATGTCGAATCGCATCGTCGACACCTACGATCCGGCGGTGCGCCACGCGCTCCTCGATCACAACTATCTGGAGTACCAGCACCTGATCGCCGGCGTGAGTCATCATCCACCGACGGTGCATTTTTATGCGACGAAAGAGGAGGAGACCTGGGCGAAGCGCGAGCGCCAGGCGTACGGCGAGTTCGTGGTGGTGTGGAGCCTCGCGGGCTCCTCCGTGCACAAGACCTGGCCCTGGCTCGATAACGCGATTTCGGGTTTGTTGGTCGACTTCCCCGAGGTCCAGGTCGTGCTGGTCGGCGGTGAGGACGGCGTGATCTTGGAGAAGGGCTGGGAGGAAGCGCCGCGCGTGCACTGCAAGAGCGGCAAGTGGAAGATCCGCGAGACCTTGGCGTTCGTGCAGCAGGCCGACGTCGTCATCGGTCCGGAGACCGGCGTCATGAATGCGGTCAGCCACGAGGCGATGCCGAAGGTGATCTTCCTGTCGCACTCGACGCAGGAGAACTTGACCCGCGACTGGGTCAACACCCATTCGCTCGCGAGCTTGGGCACGCACTGCGCCGGCCGCGGCAAGGACGAGGCGCCCGCCTGTCATCGTCTGCATCACGGCTGGTCTCGATGTACCGAGGCGGCGCCGGTGCCGGGTACGGAGGATATGTACACCCGCAAGGGCGCGGGCGTCGCGCAGTGCCAGTACGACATCGGCGCGCAGGATGCCTACAAGGTGATCTGGCACGTGGTGCAGTGGCGCCTCGAGGAGTACGCGAAGCGCGATGGTCGGCCGCCGCCCGGCGTGGCTCAGGTGAGCGAGGCCGAGCTCGAGCGCACCCGGCAGACGCTGCCGAAGTACTTGACCAACCCCGAGGCGGTGGTCAACGAGGCGAGCAAGCCTAAGTCGGTGATCGAAGCATGAGCACCTCGGGCACCTACACCTTCTCGATCACTCGCGACGAGCTCGTGCGCGAAATCATGCTCAACCTCGGGCTGCTCGAGGAGAGCGAGGTGCCGACCGCGCAAGAGGTCACCGACGTCGGCCGCAAGTTGAACCTCATCGTCAAGCAGCTCGCCGGCAATATGGACAAGGCCCCGGGCTTCAAGATGTGGCAGCGCGAGCGCGGCGATCTCTTCCTCTCGACCACGCAGTTCGCCTACGACTTGAATTCCTCCGGCGCGGCAACCGCGGCGCACTGGGCGGGCAGCACCACCGGCATCGCGCAACCCAACACCTACAACGTGACCGCACTCACGACCGGCGCGGCCGCCGGCGACACCTCGTTGAACGTGGTCTCGATCGCCAACATCAACAACGGCGATTTTATTGGCGTGCAGGGATCGAGCGACATCCTGTGGACCACGGTCAATGGCGTGCCCTCGGGACTCACCGTGCCGATCGCGGCGCTGCCGGGTGCTGCCATGGCCACGGGCCCCGTCTGGAACTACACCACGCAGGCGCAGCGCCCGGTGGAAGTCGTGACCGCGCTGCTGCGCGACATCAACAACATCGACACGCCGCTCACCCGGATGACGGTCGAGGTGTACGAGTCGCTCTCGAGCAAGGTGGAGCCCGGCTTCATCCAGGATCCGACCGCCTGGTACTACGAGCCGCGCCTCGTTAATAATTCAGGGCGCCTCTACATCGACTGCGCCGGCGCGCAGGACACCACCAAGCACCTGCACCTCGTGTATCTGCGCCAGGTGCAAGACTTCAATCTCGCGACCGACAACCCCGACTTCCCGCAGGAGTGGTTCAACCACCTGACCTGGGCGGGATCTCTCGCGTGCCACTCCATGTTCGATGTCGACTGGCTGCCGGGCATGCAGAAGGCGTTCGAAATCGCCACCAGCTACGCGCGCGAGCAAACCCCGCAGGTCACGCAAGCGTACTTTCAGCCCGAAGACGAGGATGTGTACTGATGCAGCCAGTGCCCCTCTTTGGCTCAGGCATCGCGGGCAAATCGTTCGTGGTCACACGCCAGCGGCGCGTGAACTGCTACTACGAGAATCGGCCGGACGGCGACAAATCGAAGGTCGTGGTGTATGGCTCGCCGGGGCTCAATCTCGCCTTCAACCTGCAGCAGCCGCTCAATCTGCCGCTGCGGGCGATTCTGGGCGTGAATGAAATCAGCCTCTATGCGGTGCAGAACAACAACTTTCTCTCGCTCGCGGGCAATGGGGGTGTGTTCTTCACCGGTGCCATCAACACCATCGCGGGCCTCGCGAGCCTGGCGGTCAATCCCGCGGGCAGCCAAGTGGTGTTGGTCGATGGCTCACAAGGCTGGGTCTATAACGCCAACTTGAATACGTTCACGCAGTTGATTCCGGCGACGGTGGGCTGGTTCGTGGATGGCGCGAAGACCGTGACCAATGTGGGTGGCTATTTCTGCTGCGAGATCCCGGGCACCGGCGAGTTCGGCGTCTCGAACTTGAACGATGCGACCACCGGCTCGGCGCTCTCCTTCGCCACCGCCGCGGCGTACCCGGACATCTGCATCGCGGTGGATAACTTGAACGGCAACGTCATCCCGTTCGGTAACAACCACATGGAATTCTGGCAGCCGATCGGCACGCCGCCGCCCTCGCAACCCTTCGCGCCGATCCAGTCCGCGACCAATAAGTGGGGCCTCGCGGCGGTGTTCAGCCGCGCGCACATCGACCAGGCGCTCTTCTTCCTGGGCAAGACCGAGGCGGGCACGCGGCGGGTGTGCCGGATCGATGGCTACGTGGTGACACCCGTCTCGGAGGAGATCGACGCCATCATCAATGCCGATGGCTTCGTCTTCACCGATGCGGTCGCCTGTGTCTACCAGGTCGACAAGCACCCGTTCTATCGCCTCACCTTTCCCACGATGGGCCGCACCTTCGATTTGGACTGTTCGACCGGGATCTTCAATGAAGCCCAGACCGGCCTCACCACCGGCGCCTATGTGCGGCACACCTCGAACCTCTCGACCTACTACAACGGCCAGACGCTCTTGACCGACTATGCGAACGGCAACGTCTATACCGCGTCCGTACAGGCCTTCACCGACAACGGCACGCCGGTGCTGCGCGAGGTGATCACGCGCCATCAGTTGAAGGGCTTCAATCGCTTCCGGATCCCGCAGCTGTATCTCGACATGGAAACGGGCGTCGGCACCTCGAGCGGGCAGGGCGTCAATCCGGTGATCTCGATCGAGTGCAGCAAGGACAACGGCCGCACCTGGTTGGCGCCGCGGCTGGTGCCGCTCGGGCGCATCGGCAACTACCTCGCACGCGTGAATGCGCGGCGCTTCGGCCAGGCGCGGGTCTTCACCTTTCGCTTTCGCATGACCGACCCGGTGAAGTTCGTCATCACCGATGGGGCCACCCGCACCAAGATGAAGAAGCAGGGCGCGCCCGGATGAGCTTAGGAGGCGCCCCGTTGCAGGTGCAGCTCACCCAGAAGGGCGGGCCGACCACGAGCGTGTGGACGGCGTGGTTCTCGGCACTCTTCGGGATCGTGAAGCCGATCGGCACCAATGGCACCACCGCGCAACGACCGATCGTCACGCCCAACAACCAGCTCTACATCGGCCAGGGCTACTTCGACACCACCTTGGGCTACATGGTGTGGATCAAGAGTTTGAATCCGACCGTGTGGGTGAATGGCGCGGGCGCGGTGGTATGAAAAACTTCCAGCCGCTCTTCGTCTTCGATGTCACGCCGCTACTGCACCAGCTGCAGCGCCAGCCCGAGCTGTGGAAGGCCGATACTTACCTGCGCGACTATCCGCAAGGCCCGTTCGGCGATACCGATACCGTCTTCCTGCGCTTCCCGCCGGCCTCGGTCACCGAGCTCGAGCGCGGCGCGCGTGACCAGCACGAGTGCGTGTGGATGGACGGCATCATTCACCTGCCCGCGGCGCGCAAGGCGATCTTCGATCTGATGGCCAAGGTGGAAGGCGAACGGTTGGGCCGCGTGATGATCAATCGCCTGCAGTGCGGCGGGCGCGTCTTCCCGCACGCCGACACGCCAGTGCACGCGAATTACTGGGACCGCTATCACGTGGTGCTGCAGAGCTCGCCGGGCTGCAACTTTCGCTGCGCCGAGGAAACGGTGTATATGCCTCCCGGGCAAGTGTGGTGGTTTCAGAACGCGCTCGAGCACGAGGTCGTCAACAACGGCTCGATCGAGCGCATCCACATGATCATCGATATTCGTTTGAGTCAGCCGATCGTGGGGCTCACCCCGACCAAAGTGATGGAGAAGACCGATGGTGCTATTCATGCCGGGCAGCCTACCGGACGGGATCCTATCGGATGCCATCGGGGCCCCGAAGACGCTGCTGCCGGCGCTGCCACAAAACACTAGCGACGCCATGATCACCGCCCACGTCGAACGGCTGCAGGACACGCTCGAGGAGTTGAAGCCGATGTTCGACCCGCACTGGCAGGAGCTCGCGCTCGATCAGGACAAGGTGCCCTTGGATCCGCAGTACAACACCTATCTCGTGCGCGAGTCGCTGGGCGAGGTGCTGCTGGTGGTGCTGCGCGAAGCGGGCAAGGTCATCGGCTACTTCATCGGCTTCGTCGCACCCGGGCTGCACTACAAGACCTGCCTCACGTTGACGATGGATATCTTTTGGCTGCACCCGAATTACCGCGATGGGGACAGCCTGTCGCAGATGGAAGCCCATATGCTCGCCCTGCAGCTGTTCGAGGCAGTGCGCGAGGAGGCGAAGCGCCGCGGCGTGCAGCGCGCCTTCTACGGCTCGAAGCTGCACAAAGATGCGAGCCGCGTGTTCGAGGAGCTCGGCATGATCGAAGTGGAGCGTTACTACAGTCAATGGTTGGGAGAGTGAGATGGTTGCAGCAGCAGTTGTTGGAGCGGCAGTCGTTGGAGCGGCGGGTTCGGCCTATGCGGGATCCGAAGCCGCCGGCGCGACCAAGGACGCCACCAATGCCTCCATCGCCGCAAACCAGAGCGCGCTGGCGCAGCAGACAGCGCTCTCGCAGCCGTATCGAGATCTCGGTACGTCGAACATCCAGACCTACCAGAACCTGCTCACCGGTGGCCCCCAGGGTGCAGCCGGAGTCGAGGCCACGCTGCAGAGCATGCCGGGCTACCAAGCCACGTTGAACACCGGTGTGGAAGCGGCCAAGCGCTCGAGCGCGGCATCCGGCATGAACCTCTCCGGCAACCAGGTCGCGGGCGTCGAAGCGTACGGCGCGCAGCTCGCGGACTCGACCTACCAGCAGCAGCTCAACAACCTGCTGCAGCCGATTCAGTTGGGCCAGGCCGCGGCCGCGGGCCAGGCGGCGAACGTGGGCACCTCGGCGAGCAATATCTCGGGCGCGCTCATCAATCAAGGCAACAACATGGCCAACATTGATGCGAACACCATCGCCGGCATCACCAAGGCCGGGAGCAACGCGACCAATCAGTACTTGACCTACAACACCCTGCAGGGCCTCAACCATTCGGGCGGTGGTTCGACCCCTGGTGCGGCCACAGGGGCGCCCGGCAATTGGGACGGCTCGATGACGACCCCGACGGTCATGCCTACCTACGATGTAAACGCCGCCGCCGCCACCGGCTACGGTTAGGAGACGCTCATGGCATTCGACGCCTCGGTCATCGCGGATATCGGCGGCAACACCCCGGACTTTGTGGGCTCGCAGACCAAGGCCTTGACGCTCGCGGACCTGTACGACACCAACACCTTGAACAAGGGCAAGATCGCCGAGCAGAAGCAGAGCCAGAGCGACATGACCTACGCCAAACAGATCCTCGCCGGCAAGGATCTCTCTAAGCTCGAGGATCAAAACGCCGCCGTCGCCGAGATCACCAAGCGCAGCCCGAAACTCGGCATGGAGCTCATGAAGGGCTTCCAGGAGCAGCAGTCGGGCAAGAACGAGAACGATCTGCAGCAGCTGAAGTTGCACGAGGCCAAGAACGACATCATGGGCGGCGCGATCGAGCCCTTGAAGGCAAAGCACGATCAGCTCATCCAGCAGCTGCAGCAGCAGAATCCGAAGGCCGATCCGAAGGCCCTCGAGCAACAGGTCGACCAGGCCATGCGCCAAGACATGTTCGGCGCCATCCAGGGCCTGGTGGGTCAGAAGCTGCCGAACGGGCAACCCGTGCTCAACGAACAGGACGTCGCTTTCATCAAGCAGAACTTCGCCCAAGGCTACAACCCGCAGGCAGTCGACATGCTGGTGGCGCGCTCGAAGCAGGCGAAGGAAGCGATCGCGATGAAGTTGAAGGAGCGCGATGCGGACCGCCGGGACAAGGCCGAGCAGAACACCGAGCGGCGTACCGACATCGCGGACCGGCGCGCCGATGCGCTCGAGCGTCAAGGCGATCGCCGGCTCGATCAGGGGCAAGAGAAGATCGAGCGTACCGCATCGGGCGGCCTCACCCCGAAGACCGCGCAGATGCTCGCCGAGCAAGCGGCCGCCGGCGACACCACGGCACTGCAGGGATTGAAGCCCGCGGATAAGGTCAAGGTGCGCAACGTCATGGCCGACAACGCGGCGATCGCCGGCACCACCGGCGCCGACCAGGCGGCGAAGAACGCCGAGTTCGGCGGCATCAAGGCGGGCCAGCGCACGCTCGGGCAGCGTCAAGCGAACATCGACATGGCGGTGCAGGAAGCACAGAACGTCGAACCGATTCTGCGCGAGGCCTCGAAGTCGGTGCCGCGCGGCAAGTTCACCAGCTGGAACAAGCTCTTCCAGATCGCGGATGGCGAGGTCTCGGATCCGGATCTCTTGGCGTTCGCGCAAGCCGCCAAGTCCTTCGCCAACATCTACACCCGGGCGACGGTACCGGGCGCGAGTTCAGTGTTCGATCGCGAAGAGGCGGTCAAGCACCTGCCGATCTACACGAGCGATGAGTCGTTCCAGCGCGTGCTCGATATCATGGATAAGGAAATGGCGGCAGCGAAGGCCTCGCCGCATCAGGTGCGCCAGGACTTGTCGAACAGCGTGACGGGCAGTGACCGTGCGACCTTGCCGACCAGTCGTCTCGACCTGAGTAAATATAAGCCAGATCCAAACGACGCTTCGCTCGATCGCAGAGGCTGGGAAAAACGTGCGGATGGATCTGACAAAGGCTCGGGATACCTCGGATTGCTCAAGCGCCCGGACGGCAAAGTTTCCTCCGAAATAACTGTCGGCGTAGAGATCAATGGAAAGGAGGTCGATATCCCGACTTTGGTGCCAACTCTCAACCAGAAAGAGGTTGATTGGCTGCTGAACAATCCGGTCAATGACCCCTCGAAAATTCCAAAAAACATCGTGGATAAGGCCGTTGCACACGCGAAGCAGCGCATGGCCAAGGGTCAGGGCGTATTCGCGGATTCATCCGGGGGAACTGCTGCGGCCGCACCGAAGGTCATCAGCTGGAATGACCTACCGAACTAAATGGACGTCCAGCTTCCCGACGGCACGATGCTCAAGGACATCCCCGACGGGACCACCAAGAGCCAGATTGCGACCAAGCTCAAGAGCTCCGGTCACGCCGTGCCCGATGACTGGCTGACGCCGGCGGCACCGAAGAATCCGAACAAGGTCCACGACCTGGTTGCCGATGCCGACATCGCCGCCTCCGCGATCACAGGCGGTGTTGCATCACTCGCGGGCGGCATCGTCAAAGCCGGCGGCTACGCGAACCAGGCTTTAGGAATTGAAAAGGGCGATGCGAGCAAGGCCGCGGCGAAGCTCGAGGATGCACTCACCTGGGAGCCGAAGACCGACAAGGGCAAAGCGGTGATGGCGGATGTCTCCAAGGGCCTGCAAGCGTTCGAGGAATGGACCGATCGGCGTGGAGAGGATGCGACCAAGGCGATCGCCGCGGCGGGCACCAAAGCCGCCGAAGTCGCAAAGAGCATGGGCGCGCCGCAAAGCGTGGTCGACTTCATCGATCGGCACAAAGACCAAGTCGCGGCCGCGTATGGTTCTGCTACCAAGACGGGCTTGAATGCGGCGCCGCTGGCCCTCGGCGGCGAGCTGAGTAAAGTCGCCAAGATTCCGGGCAAGCCGGGTGAGGCCGTTGGCCGCGGCGAAGTGCCTGCAGCGCCGGTCGCTGCACCGGCGCCCGCGGCGGCTGAGTTATCACTCGCGCCGTCGCCGCCTCGTCCTGTGCCTGCGGTGTCTCCTGCGCCGGCACCCGCAGCGGCACCGCTCGAAGTCGCTCCCACTTCTCCACGTGGAACGCCCTCCACGATCGGTGAAGGCCCACTTCCTGCCACCGCTTCCGCAACGGCCAGCGCCACTGCACGAGCACAAGCCTATGTACGTGATCGCCTTGGTCTTAGCTGGGATGTTCTTGGGGAGGCGACGCGTAAAAAGCTGGAAACTGTTGCCGCCGACGCGCAAGGACTCGACCGACTCAACCCCGAGGCCGTCAAGCGCCAGGCGCACCTGGAGAGCCTGCCCGTCCCCATCAAGACCACCGCCGGCCGTCTCAACCGTGACAACACACAGCTACTCAAGGAAGAGGGAGCAATGGTCACTCGAGCAGGTAAGTCCATCGAGAATATTGATATCGAAGCAAACCGAGGAATACGTGCAAACGTCGACTACCTCATCAACAAGCTCAAGGGAGTAGGCCAGAGCCGCGCGACCGCCACCGATCGCGAAGGCGTGGGCCGCACGGTCGCTGGGCGCGGTGAGGATCCCGGAGCACTCACCACGAAGCAGCGCCAGGCGAAGGCGAAGACCAAGTCTGCCTATGACCTCGCGCGCAAGACCGAGCCCGAAGCCGAGGGTAACGCGGCTCCCCTCTTCGAGTTCTTCAAGGACAACCCCTCCGTGCAGCACGTGGGCTGGATGTCCGACTGGCTGCAAAAAGCGAAGGTCGCGATGCCGGAAGGCACGGACGTGCCGAACCGCGGCGTCAAGCTCGAGGAGCTCGATGACCTGCGCAAGAAGGCGGGGCGCATCAACCCCACCCATCCGGATGCGCACTACGCGGGCCAGGTGATGGAGGCTATCGACAAGATCTTCGAGGACATCCCGGCGGCCGCCAAGAACTGGAAGGCTGCGCGCGAAGCGCACCAGGCCGAGCGCGGCGAGTTTAAGAACCAGGAAGCGATCGACCGCCTGGTCGGTACCAAGGGCGGTCGCTACGGCACCGACCCCAAGACCGCGCTCGAGGATGTGTGGAAGGTCTCGGTGAAGAGCGCCAAGCTCGAGCAGATCCGCACGTTGAAACGCTCGCTGCTCTCTGGTGAGAACGCCGCCACCCGCCTGCAGGGCAAGAAGGCGCTGCGCGAGTTGCGCGCCGAGACCGCGCGCAACATGCTCACCGAGATCACCAAGGGAGTGTCGACCAACGCCAAAGGTGAGGCCAACATCACGGCCGAAGGGATCAACAATTGGATCAAGGGCATGGGGGATGGCACCGTCGAGGGTGGAATTGAAAAGCTCAATGTGGTCTGGGGACGGCGCGCCACTCGGATGCTCATGGACATTCGCGAGGCGGCGCAGATCACCAAGACTGCGCCCACCACGCGCACCTCGGGCTCGAACACCTTCAGCCGCATCTTGAACTGGATCGACGACACCGGCATGGGCGACACCGTGAAGGGCATCGCTGGTACACCGGTGAAGCTCGCCGAGATGGCGTGGAAGGCGGGTGAGGGTGGCCGCGTCGCGCGCTCGGCCGAGAAGACCGCGACCGAGGCCGGCGAGAAGGCGGGCCAGGCCGCGCGATTGCGTGAGGGCGAGGGACTCCTGCGCCAGCGCCAGGAGGCCGAACGCAAACGGCCGCGACCGCCCACCTACGGCGATCGGGAGTGAAGGTGCTCATCATCGAAATGGAAGACGCCGGCTGCGCGCTGCCGTTCGCGCTCGCCTGCATCAAGGCCGATCACGAGGTGCGGTATTTCTTACGGAAACAGAACAACCAGACCATCGGCGAGGGTTTCAAGGGACTCACGAAGGTGGACAACTGGGTGCCGTCCGCCACCCAATGGGCGGATCTCGTAGTCGCGAGCGGCAACGACGAGTTCGTGCCGAAGTTGGAAGCCCTGCGCAAACACGGCGTCCAAGTGTTCGGGCCAAGTGTTGCCTCCGCCAACCTTGAGATCAAGCGCGAGCTCGGCATGAAGTTCTTCGAGAAGGCCGGTATCGACATCCCGCCCTATGAAGTGTTTAAAAGCCTCGCCGACGCCCAAGCGCACGTGCGGAAGAAACCCGAGCGCTACGTATTCAAAACGCTGGGGTCGGAGGAGGACAAGAGCCTCTCGTACGTCGGCAAGAGCGCGGCGGACATGGTCGCGCGCCTCGAGCGCTGGCAGAAATTGAAGCTCGATCCCAAAGGGCCGGTGATGCTGCAGAGCTTTGTCGCCGGCCTCGAGCTCGGGGTCTCGCGCTGGATGGGCAAGGACGGCTTCATAGGCCCGTACAACGAGAACTTCGAGCACAAGAAACTCCTCTCCGGGAATTGCGGCCCCAACTGCGGCGAGGCGGGTACCGTGATGAAGTACGTCGACAAGAGCCTGCTGGGTTCCATGATGCTCGATCCGCTCGAGGATGCGCTGGTGAAGATGGGGCACTTGGGCGATATCGATGTGAATTGCATCATCGCCGAGGACGGCAAGCCGTATCCGCTCGAGTTTACCTGCCGCTGGGGCCATCCGGCCTCGACCATCATGTGGGCCGTGCATAAGGGCGATCCGGCGCAGTGGATGTTGGACGCGTGCGAGGGCGAGGACACCATGGAGGTGGACTACTCGATCGCCTGCGGCATCGTATTAGCCCAGCCCGACTACCCGTACTCCAAGGCTACGAAAGCCGAGACGTTGGACATTCCGATCTACGGGCCCTCGTCGGGCAATAAAAAATACGTCCACCCGCAGAGCGTGAAGATGGCGACCTTGCCGGCGATGAAGGACGACCAAGTAGTCAGCAAAAAGATGTGGGCGACCTGCGGCGATTACGTCGCGGTGGTGACCGGCACCGGCAAGAGCGTGCGCCAGGCGTGCGAGCGTGCCTACAAGGTGGTCAAGGAAATCGAGATCCCCGACGTGATGTACCGCGATGACATCGGCGAGAAGCTCGAGGAGGAACTGCCGCAGCTCCACAAACACGGCTTTGCAACGGAGTTCAAATTCTAATGGCAACGATGTATCTCTCGCCCGCCGGCATGCTGCTGCAGCAGCTCTCGAATCTGGGCGTGCCGCTCAACCACGGCTTAGTGCTCATCACGGTGGCGGGCTCGGTCTCGACCTTGCAGGTCACCTACACGGATTCGACCGGCCTGGTCCAGAACGCAAACCCGATCGAGTTGAATAGCGCCGGGCGCCTGGCCGCGAACAACGCGCCGGTCTCGATCTGGGTGCCCGCCAATACGCCGCACCGGGTGACCGTCACCGACTCGGCCGGCAATCTGCTCTCGGGCGGCACGTCGTTGGACAACCTCTACGGCATCAACGATCCCACCTCGCAGAACACCAACCTCGCCAACCCGGCGACCGGTTTCGGCGCGGATCTCGTCGCGAACGCCATGCGCTCCTACGATGTGCTCGCCTCGGTGCGCGCCGCCAATGCGCCCACCTTGATCTCCGGGCAGACGCTGGTGATCGATGTCGAGGGCGGCACCTTCGTGAACGACAGCAATGGCGGTATTTTCTATTGGGACGCCGCCTCGACCGCGAGCGATGACGGATCGACGGTCATCAAGCCGAACAGCATTCTGGTGGGCAATCCCGGCCGCTACCTGCGCCAGGGGAACCTGTTTGGCTCCTCGGGCACCTTCCCGGTGACGGTCACCGGCTGCACCACCTCGCCGGTGCTGAACGTCGCCTATGTGAGGAACGGCAACCAGATCATCGCCTCCGTCCCCGGCAGCGGCAACTTGACCAGCAACTCCACCGGCTTTGGGCTCACCGGCTGGCCCAGCCAGTTGCGCGGCGTCAACAACGGCGCGACCAGTGGCCTCTTTGGTGCGACCGACAACACCGTGCTCGGCCTCTCGGCCTTCGGCTCGATCGCGAATCAGGTCGGCAGCAGTAGCATGATCCTGACGTTGAACAACGCCACGCTGACCTGGACCGCCGCGGGCACCAAGGCCTTTCAGCCGTTCGTCTTTCCCTACATCGCCACCTGAGCATGAACCCGGCAACCGAAGTCCAGCTGCGCCACGAGCTGCGCGGCGATGAGGGCGAAGTGCTCAGGGTGTACGACGATGCGACCGGCAAGATGATCGGCCCGGGCATGCTGGTCAAGGGCAATCCGACCGTGGGAGTCGGCCGCAACTTAAGCGGCCGCGGCATCACCCTGGCGGAAGCGGAGCATCTCCTGTCGAACGACATCGAGTGTTGCGAGCGCGAGCTCGCCGACAGCATGCCGTGGATCACAACTCTCACCGCCGGCCGCCAGACCGTGATCTATAGCCTGTACTTCAACGTCGGTCTCGGTAACCCTGCGCGCTTCCAAGCCAAGTGGCCGCACTTCCTCGAGCAGATGCGCACAGGACAGTACGGGCCCGCGGCGGACAACCTGGAGTCATCGCAGCCATGGGCGACGCAAGTGGGACCGAGAGCGCAGCGCCTGGGCGAGCTCGTGCGCTATGGATAATCTTTTGGAAGAACCGCACCAAGTTCGCGGGCTACGCGGGCGTGATCGCGGGAGCCGTGCAGATGGCGCAAGCCGCGGGCGCGGGCTGGCACACGTTGCTGCTTGGCGCCGCGGTTGCGGCGATCGGGCACTACAACGACATCCATGTCGGCCAGTCATGAGCCCGCGCAACGAGTACAGCGATACGGTGCGCGATCTGCACGAGTTGATCCGCCGCGAGGCCGGCGACAAACGCGGCACGCTCGCCGCCAATGTCGATAAGATGGCTACCCAACTGGAGCGCCAGCGCGACGAGATCAGCAACTTCAAGGTGCTCGTCGAACGCGTCGATAATCTGACCTGGCTGGTGCGCGGCGTGTTCGTCGTGTGCGCGCTAGAGATCGTCGCCGGCCTCGTGGTTGGCCTCCTGCTGCGCCACTGAACAGGAGACCGAGTGAATACAAGTCGACGACAGGCAGCGAAGGACCGCGCCGCCCGCATCGCGGCCGGCATCGAAGACAGTAAGGCGCTGACCGAGAGTCTGCAGAAGGCGTGCGATTCATTGGAAGCGGCGCGCAGCCAAATGGACATGGCGGAAGGGGAGCTGCGCGGTCAGGCGTACGTCATCAAAGAGCGGCTCCTCTGGCTCATCAGCGAATTCGACAAGCTGCGCACCGACATCACCGCGATCAAGCTCGAGGAGAGCCCAACGCCGTGAGCATCGCCACCTACGTGATCGCCGTCCTGGCGGCTTTGCTCGCCGCGTTCTTCTTCGGCTACTACCAGGGCAGCCTCGCGATCGAGGTCAAGGATCAGAAGGCCGTCATCAAGCAGCAGTCGCAGGAGCAGGTTCAGGCCCACGCCGACGCCACCGCCATTTCGACCGAAGCGAAGGACTATGCCCATGCCGTCTCTCAAGCGATCAATGAGCCTAATCCTGCCCCTGCTGTTGTGTGCGTGCGCAAGTACACCGCGCCTCGGCAGCTGTCATCCGCCGCAGCCCCCGGATCCGTCCCTGATGCAGACGGTGGACTACCAGCAGCAGCTGGTGGATCTGTTCAACCAGTTACCGACATCAGCAAGCCCGCCACCGTCATCGGCGCCACCGCCAACGCCCAGGTAGCGGGCCTCAAGGACTACATCACCCGGGTGTGTCTGGCAAAACGATGAAGCTCCTCGAGCTCGAGCCCAAGTGGCTATCACCCGATGTGTTTAGCTTCAAGTGTCCGCACTGCCGAGAAACGCTGCTTCTGTGCAAGAGAATCGAGCTTTCGTTTAAGGACCAGGTGAAGCTCGTCAATCCGACACCGGAGGACGATGAAGACTGGCCGGCTCGCTTCGTGCCGATGAAGACGGAGTGCGCCTGGTCGATCACCGGCGACTTCACCTCGATGACTGTCACTCCCTCAATCGATGCCTCGGCGAGCGGACACTGGCACGGGCACATCACCAACGGCGAGATCGTGGGCGGCCTCTAACCGATTCTTAACGCTGTCGCCGACAGCGAACGCTTGCGCCTGTGGATAACTTTCCGGCACCATTGCCGCTACAGCGCGATGTAGGGCTCCCCGCTGGCCGGCTCGGCCTCCGAGTCCAGCGGGGAGTGATTCCCCAACCGCAGCAGCCGCTGTTTCAAATTGTGCTGCTTCACGAACCAATCGAGACACCTGCCCTGGCAGAAGTGAATGCCGTGCTAGAGGTAGGAGGCGGTCAGGAATCGGCCGCACGAGCGGCAGCGAACCAGCGTGTCACTTTTTGTGCGCACTTAACCGATGCGGTGAAGATTTATACGGGCAAAAGCGGAACTTGCCGACTTGCGCAAGTTGCCGATCTCCGGGAGAAATCATCGACTTACGGTCGCACCTGGATCTCATAATGCCGAGGTCGAGGGTTCGAGTCCCTCTCTCACCACCAAAATCAACCACTTGCACGCGCCTTTTTTATCCCCGTTTTGACTGTGTCACTTTCTGTGCCCGCAATTGAGGAATCTGCACCCGCCGGCTGCACTTTCGCCACTTCGGCCGCGGGGCCCAGCGCCGAGGTTTCCGCGTACTGCGCGAGGTGTCCGGGATCCAAGTGCGCATAGCGCATCGGCATCTCCAAGGTTGCCCAGCCGCCCAACTCCTGCAGCATCTTCAACGGCGTGCCGCCCTGCACGTGCCAGCTCGCCCAGCTGTGGCGCATGGAGTGGAAGGTCACGCCCTCGAGGCCGCACTCCTTGACCACCCGGCGCCACATCCGCGTCGCCACCTGGGTGATCGGCGCGCGCTGCCGGAAGCAGAAGACGTACCGCTCGTGCACGCCTTGCCATTGTTGGAGGATAGATATCGCATCGGAATTCAGCGGTACCGTGATGCCGCGCTTGCGGCCTTTGGCGTTCGAGGCCGGCACATAGTAGGTCCCGCGCTTCAAATCCACACGGTTCCATTCCATGCCGGTCACGTTCGAGCGGCGCATCCCGGTGGCCAGCGCCATGATCATCATGCCGCGGGTGTGCGGCGGAAATTTGCCCAAGAGCGTGTGCGCCTGCTCGCGCGAGACCCAGAGCGGATCCACCTCCTCGAGGCGGAACAGGGGCACCTTCGGACAGGCATCGAGCATGCCCCAGTTCGTGCCGTCCTTCGTGTCGCCGGCGCAGCGTTTGAGGATGGAACGCAGCACGGCGAGATCCCGGTTGATCGTCGCCGGCGCCAGCGGTACCGGCTTCTTGTCGGCGTTCTGGTAGGTGTGGCGAGTGAGGGCGGTGCGGATCTTGACGATGTTTTCCCGGGTGATTTCGGCCAGGGGTGAGCCGGTCAGGAAGCGGTTGAGCCGTTCGATCGAGCGCTCGGTGCGCTCCCAGGAGGCCTGGTGGGAATCCTCGGCCGTGCACTGCGCCACCGCCTGCTCCCAGGTGAAGTGCTTCTCGCCTAGTTTGATTTGCCGCCAGAGAGCACGGCGAAGGTCCTCTTCGAGCTCCTCGGCGGCGGCTCGGTCAGTGACGCCAGATGAGCGTCTAACCGGGCGCCCAGCGATTTTGAAGCGGATCTGCCAATAGGGGGAATCGTCACGTCGGCTGACAGGCATGGTTTGACGTTCTCCCTCGATTTGGCCGCGATCCATTCGCGCAGCAGAGTTTCATCGAATCGCCACGGTTTGCCAACCTTCACCGCCGGAATGACCCCGCCGGCCGCAAGTGCCCGGACGGTCTTGGGGCGGACTTTGAGGAGGGCGGCGGCTTCCTCGACGGTGAGCATCAGGCGGGCCCCTTGGGCATCTCCGCCCAGGCCACGACCTGGGCGACCTGCTCCTCCTCGTTCCCGTACCCCATGCCATCGACCGAGAACCAGGAGTCGCCGTCGTGATACCCGAGCCACACGGGCTCGCTCGCCTCGGGTGCGGAGACGAGGACGGTGAGCTCGCTGTCCGGCATCTGATCTTTCACGTCGACCCATTGGATCGACTCGCTGATGAGGACGCTCATCGCGGCTCGTACCCCGCGCGCGCGAGGTCCTTCTGCACTTCGCCGAGCGCATCCCGAATCAGATACGTCTCGAACTCGTCGACCGCGCAGCCGCGCATTTCGGACCAGCCGATGCGCTTCAAGAATTGAGCGAGCGCCAACGCCTGGGCGGCGGTTAGGTGGACGGAGAGGCGCACGGTGATGCTCATGGTTCCTCTGTGTCGGCAGCGAAGGCGGGCGACGAGAGCAATTTGATCCACGCGAGCAGCGAGTACCACACCTGCGGCTCGAGGTAGACCCGCTCGGAGTTCGCGCGCAGGCAGATCTGGTAGCCATCATGCGAGACGTAGAGGCCATCGCCGAGGTAGGTCTCTTTGCCGGCCTCGATCATTCGAGCAGCTCGCGGATGTCGGCGCAGTCGTCACAGGGCCAAACGCGCTGAGCGCCCAAGCCACCGTCCTCGGTTATCGTCACGCAGCCCGTGCCGCCACAGCTGCTGCACTCGTTGGCGATCTCAAGCAACTTGTCGCGCAGGCGCACGGTTTGATTCGCGAGCGCGGTGTTGGCTTTCCCACAGCTGACGATCGCCGTGACCCACTCGGGCATCTTGTGGGTTTCGAAGTGCGCCTGCAGCGACTCCTCCACCTTGCGCGCAGATTCGTTTCTGGCGTGTGCGGCCATGATCCCGGGACCGAACACCGACGCGAGCGCGTCGTCACTTACCGTGGTGGGGGTAACGACAAGCTTCCATGAACACAGCGGGCAGGTGAAGACCTGGTCACTCATGGCGCAACGCATCCGCGGCACGCCGCAACGCGATCTCCTCGCGGTCGACCGTCACGTTCGGCGGCGCCTTGATTCCGATGCGCACCTGCGAGCCCTTGACGGCCACGACCACGATCTCGATGTCGGTGCCGATGCGAATCATTTCACCGGGGCGGCGGGTCAGTAGCAGCATCACTCCCTCCTGTGCCCGGGACGGGCGTGTCTTTGCCTACGTTCATCGCCGCGATGCGCGCCGGCATGTCTTTGATCCACGCCTGCGCCTGCTCATTCGCAGCGATCCATGCGGGTGAGAGCTTGCCGACCTTCCAGCCCTGCCAGATCGCATCGCGAATTTCTTTCGGCAGCGAGTACCAGTGGCGATTGCAGCCCCACATCGAGAGCGGGATCGGCCGATTACAACCGGGCCAGCCGCAGCGATGCACCGAGTACGGCGCGCTAGAACGGGATGTCATCGTCGAACTCCGCGGGACTGCTGGGCGGCGGGAAGGCCGTGTAGTCGGCGGGCGGATGATCGTGGTTGACGCGTTCGCTGATCGTCTGCGCTCGCATGTGCCCGGGTCGCGCCGGTGCGCCCTGCGTGATCTCGCCAGTCGATGCGTCGACGAATTCCGCACTGGCGGGCGGCGGCGGCAAACCGTCAACCACCCACTTGGTGCCATCCCACACGGGCGGCGGCGGCTGGGCGGGCCGTGGTGCCTGCGTGACCCACTTGGTGCCATCCCACACGGGCGGCGGCGGTGCACCGGGGGGCAGCGGGGCGGCATGACCATTGGGACGCGCGCCGGCCTGCGTGGAGCACGTGAGCTTAATGCCGCCGACGACCTGGCCAGCCATTTGCACGGTCGGGTCGTAGGTCAGCCGCACTCGGCGGCCGTTCCAGAGTGAGGACTCTTCGCCGTACGCGGCCTCGAGCAGGCGGATTTTCGTGTTGTTGAGGCCGAGGCCTTTCGGGTGCTCGTTGAACCAGAGCACCCATTTCTCGTCACCCTGGCCCATCTTCTCGAGGCTGCAGTCGACGATGGTGAGGATCAGCTGGCCGGCGGCCTTGACCTCGGCCTTGCTGATGTAGTTCGACTTGATCATGTCGGAAGCGCGCAATGAGATCTCCCTATTCGGCTTGGCGGCGCAAGAACATGGGCACGTGCCCGGGCTCGTACTCACGGCGCGCGGTGATGAGCGGCGCGAGAAAGCCCTGCGCATCGGTGGTGTAGTTGATGGTGACGAACATTTTGTGCTGCGCGCACCAGGCCGCGATCTGCAGTGCCGTCATGCTGGGCAGGAGCGTGATGTCGTCGGTCACGCGGCCTCCAGCTGATTGACGTAGTCGCTGACGCGATCCATCGCGGCGCTGAACTCCGGGTTGCCGCAGTGGTAGTCGGAGATCACATCGATGCCGTTACCCAGGACAAACATCACGCCAAGGTTGCCCCAAGCCTTGCGGTTCTTGGCCGGCGCGAAGTGCACGGTGCAGTTGTAGTCCACTGCGTAGAGCGTTTCGATGACCTTGCGCTCGGTGGTCGCAGGGACATACTCCTCGCTGTCCCAGACGGTGACCGGGACGAATCCCGCGGCCTTGAGCTCGCGGATAGCGCGCCGAATGATCATGCGCTCGATCAATCGATCGCCGGCGCTCATCGGATGTGCTCCACCTTGACGGCGCCGCCGGCGACCACGGCGATGTGCGAGCGGTTGAACTCAGCTTTACCGCCGATCTCCTCCGCGACGCGCTGCAGGTCGACCGTGACGTCGAAATGGATCGGATCGCCATTGCGGTGGAGCACGATGCGCTGTGTGACGAGGTGGTTCACTGGCACGCTCCCGTGCTGCAGTTGGGCGTGCTGATCGTGGCGACACCGGGCGCCGGCGCGACCACCGAGGTGCGGTAGTCGTGATGCTGTGAGGCGGCGATCGAACCCGCGACGAAGGCCACGGCAAAGGACGCGGCGTACGGGTGGTTCTGGATCGTGGTGCAGCCCGAGAGGGCCAGAAAGGCGAGAAGGCCGAGGATCTTGGTCATGCGAAAAACTCCCTGTGTGTTTCGACTCAGGGAGGAATGTACACCCGAGAATGGGTGCAGTCAACCCGTTAACGGGTGAATGTGACGCGGGTCAATCGAGATTGCAGTCGGGCGTCCGGGCGTCGATGGACCGCTCAACGCGCCCCAGGCCCTCTGAGAGCCGTTCGAGGTCGGGTCGGTAGTCGAAGCCCGGGGATCCGCCCGATCATCGCCTGGAGCTCGTGCAGCTTCGTCCAGAGGGCCTTCGCGGCGCCGTGGATGCCTTGCAGGGTCAGGAAGATCAAAACCAGGACCGTGAACAGGGTCCAAAACTGCCAGGTGGCCATGAGCTACCTCTTGCGGCGCCGCAGGATGAACGCTTGCATCCAGAGCACGGTGTTGTCCCTAGGCATGTCGTCGTCGTTGAAGTCGCTCCGCGACCCCCCTGTCTTGCGCCGGTGGGAGTTCATGTTTGATGGGGGTGAAGAGCTCCGCCACCGAGCACCCCAGATTGTGAGCGATGTCGGAGAGGGTATCGATGCTCGGACCGGTCGTGCCGGACATGATCCGTTGGAAGCTCGATAGAGAATTGCCCGTGTCCTGTCCGATCCGTTCGTAGGCCGCGGTGAGCGAGAGGGTGGGGTAGACCTCGCGGATCCGTCGCGTCAGGTTCTGGACCAGCAACTCGCGATTCTTCCTCGCGGCATGCGATACCAGTTTGTGTTTAGCGGGCATCCCCGAGAACTTTATTATTCTTTCGGGCCCGCAACCGGGTTGCATACACCCATTAACGGGTGTACTTTCGCGATCCATGAATGACTCCATTTTCGACTATGTGATGACCAAGCTCGAAGCCGCCAAGGGTAAGTGGTCAGCCGTTGCAGACGGCTCGGGTGTCTCTTACCGGACCCTCGAAAAAATCGCGCGAGGCGAGAGCAAAGATCCGGGGATCCACACTGTCGAGAAGCTCGCCAAGTACTTCCGCGACCAGGACGAAGCCGCGTGAGCTTGGGCGATCATGCAAGAGCGCGCCTGCCCGTGGCGCCCGATGCGACAAAACGCCGTAAACGAGGCGATTACGTCAAGTCGATTGAGCTACTCGCAGCGGAAGACCAGGTTGGTCGACTCACCACCGACCGCGGCCATGCCGTGCAGCTCGGTGTTCACGACGACGAGGCTCTTGTGCTGCGAACTGCAGTACGCGGAGGCCTTCTGTGCGGCCGCCGCGGTGCCTTTGCCGGCGTTCAAGCCGCCACTCGCGTGGCCGGTGAGCATGAATTGATTGTTGCCGATCGGTACCACGTCGGTCGTGGTCACGCAGCCGGCGAGCAACAGAGCGCTCGCAAAGAACTGAATTTTCATAGGGCCTCCATCCGATCTGTATCGGCGGCTCCCGCGTAAACCTTTAGTGGGAAAAGTTCCCCGTCCGAGGCACGAGAGATTGACGGCCGAAACCGGCCAGGCCCTCAAGAAACGGTTAACCCTGGCGCTGCTGTGCCCATTGCAACCAGGTCGTACGACGGAATCCGCGCAGGCGGAGCGGGTGAAGCCCGCAGGGGACCTGAGTAGCTCGACTGGATCGCCATCCAGAGGGGGAAAGGGCGATTTGAGCAAGTGGAATCAATTTTATCCACAGGTTATGCAATGCCGACCATCGACGAAATTCGCGCGCGGATCCGCAAGAACTTCCCGAAAGAGCGCAGCCCCTTGCGCTGGCGCAAGGTCAACGAGCATCGCCTCGTCTCTGCCTGCAATCGGTTTGTGATCGAGCGCCGCGGTGAGGGCGATGCCGCGCGCTACACCGCGAAGTTGAAGCCCGACACCGTGATCGGTCATCGGCTGCTGACGGCGGAGCAGGCGAAGACGCTCTGCGAGCAGCACGCATCGCCGCTGCCGCTCGAGCCGACGTGAGAACAATTTCTAAAACAGACGAGGAGACGACGATGGCGAAAGCCAAGGATAATTCCGAGCGCCCGGTGCTCGTGACGACGGCGCATCGCGGTGTGTTCTTCGGCTACACCGAGGACACCAGCGGCGCGATCATCAACCTGCGAGCTGCGCGCAATTGTTTGTATTGGCCCGCGGACCAGAAAGGGTTTCTCGGTCTCGCTGCGGTGGGACCTGTGCGAGGAACGCGCATCGGCCCCGCCGCGGATCTCGAGCTGCGTGACATCACGAGTGTGGCCGCGTGCACGCCCGAAGCGGTGGTGGCGTGGGAGAAAGCCCCGTGGAGTGCGTGATCCGCGGAGCCTTTCCTGATCTCAAGCTCTTCGGGTCCGGGTCCGGGTCCGGGGACGGGTACGGGGACGGGTACGGGGACGGGTCCGGGTCCGGGTACGGGTACGGGTCCGGGTACGGGTCCGGGTACGGGTCCGGGTACGGGTACGGGTACGGGTACGGGTCCGGGGACGGGGACGGGGACGGGTACGGGGACGGGGACGGGTACGGGTACGGGCCTTACTGGCTCGCGTGCATCAAGACCTTCGCCGCTCGCTGGAGCGAAGCCCAACGCGCGCGCCTCGAGCAGCTGCGCGAGCTCGGTGCCTTCATCTGCTTTTGGCGCTCCGATCAAAACGGCTGCGCGCGCCACGGTGGCAAGAACAAGCCGGTGAGTGCCGGCACCATCGAGAAGGTGCAAGGGCCACTCAAGATCTGCACCCAGCGTGCGCTCCACGGCACGTTGCTGCCGCCCAAGTGGGAAGGCGAGCGCCTGTGGGTGGTCGCTCTCATTGGCGAACTCGATAGCGAAACCGATGGCGCGAAGTACGCGGCGCTCGAGCGCGAGATCATCGGCGAAGTCATCTCGCCATGAGCGTCACCAACGAGGAACTCATCCGCCTGCGCGACGCCGGCAAGATCACCTTCAACAAGCAGGTGCATCTGATCGTCGACGAGCTCCTGCAGCGCCGCGCCGCGCCCGAGCAATGGCACAGCGATCCCTTCGTCGTGATGTTCTTGGGCTACCTGACCGCCGAGCTCCCGGAGCTGCACACGTTGGAGTGCCCGCGCCTCCTCGAGGCCTGGGATAAGTTCAAAGCCGAGATGGGCAAACGATGAGCGCCACCGCCTATCCGCTCGATTGGCCGATCGGTTGGAAGCGCACGCTGGTGCGGGCTCGAGCTAAGTTCATGAAAAAGGGGCGCGGCAGTCTCAAAAATCCCGACGGCAGCTACGCCGGATGGGACGGCAACAAGGCGCTGACGATTGAGCAGGCGCGAGTTCGGGTGATGGATGAGCTGCGTCGCTTCGGAGTCTCTGACTGGAACGTCATCATCTCGTCGAACTTGAAGCTGCGGCGCGATGGTTTCCCGATGTCGGGCCAGGCGCAACCCCATGATCCTGGCGTCGCTGTGTATTGGAAGCCGAACAATTCGAAGGCGCAGCGCTGCATGGCGATCGATCGGTACGACAAGGTGCAGGACAACCTGGCCGCGATCGCGGCGACGCTCGAGGCCATGCGAGCCATCGAGCGTCATGGCGGCGCGGCGATTCTGGACCGAGCGTTCACGGGCTTCGCGGCTCTACCCGCGCCCGAGCAACCCTTCCAGGTACTCGGCATCGGCGCGAACGCCTCGAAGGACGAGATCGATCGCGCGTACAAGCGGCTCGCTGCTGAGCATCATCCCGACCGCGGCGGCGATGAGCACCACATGGCGCGTATCAACGCTGCGCGCGATCAGCTCCTGGATTCGACGTGAGCGACGATACCGTTCGACTCGTCTGTGTGAAGTGCGGCCAGGCCTACCGCGCCGGCACCGTCTATGACCTGCTGCACCGCTGCTGCCTGTGCGGTGGGGAGCTGCAGGCGTGAGCATCTTGGGCCATATGAGACCGGAGCTCGAGAAGGTGCTCGAGGACATCCGCTTCAAGCGCGAGCGGCAGATCAACGTTCATGGCTGGACGCCACGACACGATAGCGAGGACCACAGCTCCGGCGAGCTTGCGCAAGCGGCGCTCGTTTACCTGCAGACCGCGTTCCGGGAGGAGTTCAACCTAGACGACCAGGAAACGACGATATGGTGGCCGTGGGACGAACCGGATCACGATCAGCTCCGACAGCAGATGTTCGCTCAAACTAAGCGTGAGGCGCTCCTGAATGCGGCTGCGCTCCTGGTCGCCGAGCTCGAGCGCCTCGACCGGGGTCCAGCGTGAGCTTCGAGGACGAGACCAGCGACGCCCACGAGCGGCGCATCGTCCGCTGTGGTTCCTGCCAGGCGAAGATCATCTGGCTGCTCACCAAGAACTTAAAGCCCATGCCCGTGGACGCCGACGCCGTACTGCCCGCCGACACCAAGTACGACCATAAGCGCCACGTCTCACACTTTGCCACCTGCCCGAACGCCGCCCACCACCGAAGGAAATGACATGCAGAAACTCTCATTGACCAAGCGACCCGCCAAGATCGGCAAATCCGTCAACACGCGCACCGAGATGCACGGCAAGGACGAAGTGCCCGGGCAGGACATCCCGCTCGCCGGCATCGTGCTGAACGCCGAGGAGCTCGCGGCGGTCACGGACGAGGAGACCGCGGCCGTGGGCTTTTTCAAGATGGACGGCGATCAGTACGTGCCGCGCATCATCGCGTTGGATCCGGTGACGCTCTCGCACAAGTTCGAGAACGCCACGGTCAAAATGTCGGGCGGCGGCCTGCCGGTCACCACCTACAAGAACGCCAAGATCAAAGGAATTACGCTCGAGGCGCAGACCGGCGGCATGGTGCTCATGTCCTGCACCCTGCAGGTGAACCCGGAGAATGGCGACCCGTCCGCGCAGATGCTCATCAACGCCAAGATCTCGGTGACCATCAAGGCCGAGCTCGAGGAGGAAGAGGCCGCAGATCCCGAGTTGCCACTCGACCACCAGGCCAGCGCCGGCGAAGCGGTACCGATGGGTGATCTCGTGCCGCCGGATCCCGACGAGCAGGAGTCCTCGATTCATCGCCACATTCGCGCCAACGAAGCGAAGAAGCGGCGCGGCCGCGGCCACACGCGCCCGGACGTCAATTAATGAGCTGTGCGGTCATCATCGGCGGCAGCATCGCATCGGCGGGGCCGAAGACAGAACCGCCGCCGGCTGATGGGCCGCCGCCATGCTCGCGGTGCGGAGCGGCGATGCAGCGTGACCAAGAGTGCTGCGCGAGCTGTGGGGCGGTGACGATCGTGAGCCACGCCCACCAGAAGCAGCTCACATGATGCCGTTGCCGCTGGTCGCGCGCACGTTGTGCGTGTCAATCGCGGCCAGTGTGGTGCTGGTCTTCGCTCAGGACTTCAGTCAGATCTACCTCCCCTGGTGGGCACAACTGTTGATGAGCTGGCCCGCCGGCAGAATTGCGATCGCCTGGTATCGCCGGAGACACCCGTGGCCGTACTGAAAAAGGACCGCATGAGCGCGGCCGAGTACCGCGCCGGCGCTGCCAAGGTGCCGCTCGAGGAGCAGGAGTGCAAGTGGCTCTTCGAGTGGGCGCAGACGCAGCGGTTCGGGGGTTGGAAGCTTTCCGATGTTCTGGTGCACGTGCCGAATGGCGCTTATCACGGCGCTGATCGCAAATCAGGCGCCGTCGTTGCACGCAAACTGCGTGAGCAGGGTGTGCAGCCTGGTGTCTTCGATTACATCCTTCCCGTGCCGATCATGCGTCTGCAGATTCCGGGTCTCTGGCTCGAGATGAAGCGCACCAAGGGTGGCACCGTGTCCGCCGAGCAGAAGAAGTTCGAAAGTCGAATGATTCAGCTCGGTTGGGCATGCGAAATCGCGAAGGGCTGGATCGATGCCGCCGCAATTATCGACCAACACCTCAAGCTGGCGGAGAAGAACTATGCAAAGTGACAGCCACGAGCGCGAGACCGGCACCGAGGAATACACGTGGCTCTACATCGCACCACCGACGCCGTCGGCCAACTGGGGCCACCACGGGCGCCTGCGCTGGACCAACATCGCGATCCGGGGCTTGCTGATTCTGGTCACGCTCGCGGCCGCCGGCGGACTGTGGATGGGTCTCGCTCTGCTGCGCCAGGCCGTGAAGTGAGAGATTGGGAGAAGTCGCTGCTCGAGCACGTCGATACCACGCAACGCTTAGGCCACGTGCTCGCCTCGCAGTTGGATCCCGCGGTCACCATGCTCGCGATCGCGCTCACCGACGGGCACAAGATTCTGCTCTGCGGCAGCGGCGGCAGCGCCTGCGCGGCGATGCAGATGGCGGCCGAGCTCGTGGTGCGCTTCGTCGCCGATCGCAAGCCCTATCCCGCGGTCGCGCTCTCGGCCGCCGCGGCGGTGCTCACCGCCTGTGCGAACGACTACGGCTATGAGCGGGTGTTCTCGCGCCAGGTGCAGGCGCTGGGCGAGACCGGCGATGTGCTCATCTCGTTTTCCGCCTCCGGCACCAGCAAGCCCGTGCTCGAGGCGATCCGCACCGCGAAGTTCCAAGGGATGCCGACGCTCGGGATCTGCGGCTCGAAGGCGTTGGGCTGCGATGTGGACATCGCCATCCCTTCCACCACCACCGCACGGATCCAGGAGCTTTCCATCCTATGTGGCCATTTAATCGTCGAACAGCTCGAAGAGCGGCTACCCAAGTAATTACGGACACAGTCGCGCGTGAGCTTCGGCGCGCTCTGCTTGTTCCAGGAGGCATTGTCATGACAGAAGGCGATCCGCACAACGTGCCGGGCTTCGGCCAACTCGGTGAGGACATGGAGCACCACGAATTGAAGCGCGTGCGCGGCTTGATCGGCGATGAACCGCCGGCGCCGCCCTCGGTGCCCGACGTCTTCCATGCGAACAGCGAGAAGGAGCGGGCGCTGATGGTGCAGGCGGTGACCACCGAGGTCACGCGCGAGCTCGGATCCTTGGTCGCGGGCTTGCGGCACGACATCCAGGCCAACACCGAGCTCATGCGCCTGATGGACGTGCCGGTCGAATCGATCGTGAACGCCCACGAACGCGCCAGCGAGTCGTTCGAGACCCTGCGCGGCGAGATGGCCCGCGGCGGCCTCGACAAGCTCGAGAAGGTGCTCGACGTCTCCGGGCTCGCGGATGCAGCCTCCAAAGCAGAAGTGCGGATCTACAACCTGCTGGCGGCGCTCGAGAAGAAGATCGACGCGGCCTTCACCGTCAACAGCAACAACATGGTGCAGATCCTGCACCTGCTCGAACGCCTGCAGGCCCGCGAGCTGCGTGAAACCAAGCGCCGCATGGAGGCCGGCGCCAAGCGTGCCGTCGGCAAGGTGCGCAAATGATCATCGGCTTGGCAACCGGGTGCTTCGATCTTCTGCACGAGGGCCACCTGCATTTCCTCCAGGAGGCGCGCAGCAAATGCGAGTACCTCGTGCTCGCCGTCAATCACGATGACAGCGTGCGGCGCTTGAAGGGCGAGGGCCGGCCGGTGCAGCGGGTCGCGCAGCGGATGTATGCGATCTTGGATCGCGGCTCGGCGTGGGTCGACGCCGTGATTCCCTTCGATGGCGCGAAGGGATTTCTCGCGCAGCGCGTGCGGCCGACGATCTTCTGCGCCGGCTACGACATGCAGATCACCGGCGGCTTTGCGTTCGAACTGAGAGAGATCAACTGCACGATTTCGAAGATCTCATACCTTCCCGGCTACTCGACTTCCTTGCAATTGGAACAGGCTCAGGCTAAAACGAGCGCGTGAAACCGAACGCCATGCATCGAGTCGCCCACCGCGGCGTGCACCAATGCGCACCGAAGGCCTGGCGCGCGGTGCCGAACATGACCGGCGATTACGATCTCGATGCGACCATCCTGCATCGGAACAATCCCGACATGGCTCACCGCCTCGCGCAGCACATCAGCGCGCCGCGCGGCATGGCGTATCGACCGCGGCACTACCAAGACAATCATGGGAACCACGGCGATGATTAATGCTCACGCGCCATTCCAAGACGGCAGCAAGCACGCAGCCAATGAGTATTGCCCACCTGCCACGGTCAGATGGACCGGAGCATGTGGGACAGCGAGGGAAAACTTCGACCCGAGTCTCAATGCTCAGTGACTCCACCCCACATTAACCCCGAGAGAAGGGGTTAATAATGGCGTGGGGGCCTTCGGGCCCCCTCGTCTGAAAACCCCAGAATTGACGCTATCCCACGTAGTGTAATTTTCCCCTCCGGGGCAGCAGGAGAAGCCGATGCCCGACCTCGACAAGATCTACAAATCGAAACTCGACCACAGTCACGGCGAGGGCCTGCAGGCGGTCTACCAAGCGGGCGTCGATGCCGGCAAAGCCGAAGTGGCTGCACAGAGTCCACCTCCAGGGAGCACTGACGATGTCGATGACAAAGACGCTGAAGTTGAACAAGAACCGGTCCCCGAAGGCAAAAAAACCAAAGCAGCCAAAGCCCAAGACGGCTAAACCTCGCGAGCGTCAAGCTCACGAATTCCAGTAGATGGCGCAGGGTGCGGGCGGCGGTCGCCCGACCAAGTACAAGGCTGCCTATCACTGCAAGCAGGCGAAGGCCCTCTCCCGGCTCGGCGCGACCGAGTTTGAGCTCGCCCAGTTCTTCGAGTTGGCGACCTCCACCATCACGCTCTGGATGCAACAGCATCCGAAGTTTTCGGCGGCCATAAAACTCGGCAAGGCGCCCTCCGACAAACGCACCGAGCGTTCGCTCTTCCACCGCGCCAACGGCTACAACTTCGAATCGGAGGAGCTGTTCCTTGTCGACGAGGTGATCGAGACGCCGGCGCCGACCGAGAAGGATTCGAAGGCGGTCATCATCACTCGCACGAAGAAGGTACTGCGCGTGCCGATCGTGAAACATGTGCCACCCGATCCCACCTCGATCATCTTTTGGCTGAAGAATCGCCGCAAGGATCGCTGGCGCGACTTCAAGGCGACGGAGCTCTCGACGCCACTCGGGCGGCCGCTCGAGATGGCCCAGGTGCCGCCCGGTCAGATGCTGCTGCAGGACTACTATGCAAAGGTTACTCAGTCAGCCGCTGCCGCTGATCCCCATCCCGCAGCTGCTCGCGATCTGGGATCAGTCGGACGACGCGGGCAAGAACCGGACGATGATCCGGAATTTAGCCCGCGGTGATCGCTACTATCTACTGGTTAAGGTCCTTGGCCGCACCGACGCGCTCCATCCGTGGATCTATGCGCGCTGCCGCGAGGTCGAATCTAACCCCGACGGTTATCTTGATCTTTGGGCCCGTGAACACTACAAATCCACCATCATTACCTTTGCCGGCGCCATCCAGGAACTCCTCAACGACCCCGAGCTGACGATCGCGATCTTCAGCCACTCGAAGGGAATCGCCAAAGCGTTCCTACGGCAGATCCAGCAGGAGCTCGAGCGCAACGACCGGCTGAAGCAGCTCTTTCCGGAGATCCTCTACGAGAATCCCGAGAAGCAGTCGCCACTGTGGTCACTCGACGATGGGATCCTGGTGAGGCGCAAGGGCAACGCGAAGGAGGCCTCGATCGAGGCGCACGGCCTGGTCGACGGGCAGCCAACCTCCAAGCACTTTCGCTTGCGCATCTACAACGACGTCGTCACGCGCGAGAGTGTGAGCACCCCGGAGCAGATCCAGAAGACCACCGAGGCTTGGAGCCTCTCGGATAACTTGGGGATGGTCGGCGGGCGTATCTGGTACGAGGGCACTCGCTACAATTTCGCCGATACTTACAGCGTCATAATGGAGCGCAAGGCCGCGATTCCCCGGATCTATCCGGCCACTGACAACGGTCTCGCCGACGGCCGTCCAGTGCTCTTGTCCCCGAAAGCGTGGGCTGAAAAGAAACGTAACCAGCTGGAGGCCGACATTGCGTGCCAGCAGCTGTTGAACCCGCTCGCGGGGAAACAGCGCTACTTCGACCCCGACGATCTGCAGGTGTACGAGGTGCGCCCGAGCGTGCTGATGGCGTACCTCACGGTCGACCCGGCGCGCTCGAAAAAGAAGGATTCCGACAATACGGCCATGGCCGTGCAGGGCGTAGATATTCATGGCCAGAAGTATCTGCTCGATGGCTTCGATCACAAGATGGACCTGTCCGAGCGCTGGTCGAATATGCGCGACCTGTATCTCAAGTGGAAGCGCATGCCGGGAATTCTGGGGCTCAAAGTCGGCTACGAGACCTACGGCGCGCAAGCCGACATGGACTACATCGAGGAGCGCATGCGCATCGAGAATTGCCGCTTCGAGATCGCGGAGCTCGAGTGGCCCTCCGAGGGCCCGGGCAGCAAGAACGATCGCGTGCAGCGCTTGGGGCCCGATCTCAAGATGCACGCCTACTTTGTGCCGCACCCGACCGATGAGGACGAGCTCACCTCCATCCAGGTGCGCATGATCGCGTCGGGCTACGAGAACCGGCTCTCGCGCAAGATCGAGCAGGAGGATGAGAACGGAGAGAAGTACGATCTCACCGAGCGCTTCCGATTGCAGGTAGGCTTCTATCCTTTCACAGGACTCAAAGATCTCATCGATGCTGTTGCTCGCATTTACGACTTGGATCCTCGGCCGCCGACGTGGATCGACGAAGGGCCCATCGAGCCCGATGTAGTGTAATGGCGCGCACGGATCTCATCGAGCGCGAGATCACGCAGCTGAAGGTGAAAGCCTCGCGCGTGATCGACGATAAGGAAGCGTGGAGCGTCTCAAAAATCGACGCTGATCGCATCCTTCGCTTGACAGGGGAAATCATCGAGCTTAGAAACCGGGAAGCCGAAGTTCGGCATCTTCACGGACTTGAGGGAGAGTATTGATGGCCGCACGCGTTCTTCCCGCCTCACTCGGCAAGCCGGTGACGTCACGGCAATTCTCGTGGAAGGAAATGGTGATCCGGCAATGGGGCAGCGAGTACGCCGCGCCCGATCATCGCATCTACAACTTTTCGAACGGCCGCAGCTTCGATTCCACCGACTTAGGAACCACCGGTATTTACGAGCGCGGCATCTTGGACATTCAAAGCGAGAAGAGTCTCGCCGGCACCTATCCGCCGCACCCGTTCACGTTGAACGCGGAAAGCGCGCCCGATGCCACCGGCGATCCGTTCCAAGTAGGCTGATGCCGAAATTCTCCGAGCTGCCGGTACTGCCGCCCCAGGCCTCGGACCTGATGGCGGGCTTGCGCGGCACGCAAGACTTCATGGCGCCGGCCTCGAACCTGTCCACCTTGGGCGGCAATCCGTACACGAGCGTCAATACATTCGCACCCGCGGGCCTGCCCTTCGGCAATGGGGTGGCGGATGACACCGCGGTGTTCGCCGCCGCGATGGCATCGTTGGGATCGCTCGGCGGCACGGTGTACTTCAACCGGCGCCACTACATCGCGGGCCCGCTCACGATCCCGACCAATGTCACGCTGCGCGGACCGTTCTCGCTGATCGGCGGACCGAACGCGATCATCCAGCCGGCCTACGGCTTGATGGCGGCGTTGGTGTTGAACACCGCCAATTCGATCTTCGTGAGTACCGGCGCCGGCATCGATGGCGCGCTGATCGTGCCGCAGGGAATGACCTTCCCGCAGACGGTCTCAACCGGCTGGGTCGGCACCGCGGTGCAGTTGGTGGGCGACAACGCCTTCGTCATCAATTCGATGATCTTGGGCTTCAACCAGGGGATCATCTCGGGGCCGGTCTGCACGTTCACGGGCTCGATCAGCAATGGGGTGGGCGGCGCGGGCATCATTCTCGCCGCGTCGGCCGTGACCGGCACGATCCGCGCCGGCATGGTGCTCTACAGTAATTCGATCTCGCCCTTGAGCGGCACGTGCGTTCTCACTCAGACGAGCGGCACCCCGGGCGGCGCCGGCAACTACACGGTCTCGATCTCGCAGAACTTGGCCGCCGAAGCACTCATCGGCAACATCGGCCAGGGCCCGAAGTTCTTCAACAACAAGATCGACTGCAACAACGGCATCCTGATAAACAATCCCCAGGACACCGGGCATTGCTTCAACGTCGAGTGCTTCCCCTACGCGACCATCCCCGCGGTGGCCAAGCCCTCGAACTGGGCCGATCGGCTGGGCACTGCGTTTAGCATTCAGACGACCTTCGGCGGCTCCGGCGCCAATTGCACGCTCTACGACTGTTTCGCGTTCGGCTACCTCAACGGCTTCATCAGCAACGCGACTAATGATGCGATCTACGATGGCTGTTGGGCGGACGGCACCGGGGCGCTCGCGAATGCGGCCGGCTTTCAGATCATCGGCGGCTTCGGTGGCGCCGAGAACAAGCTCACCGCGTGCGTGGCTAGCGGGCAGCAGATCGGTTTCTACATCAACAACAATCTCGGCACCGAGACCATGATGGTGCACATCACGTGCTCGGCCAACGAGGTCTCTGCGGCCGCTTTCGGCAACAAGCAAATCTGGATCAATTCGGGCGATGCCTACATCATCGGCGCCACGGTGCGCGGCAGCGGAAGCGGCGGCTCGGGCGGCAGGACCGACACCGCGGTGTATATCTCTGGCGCGGCTTCGCGGGTCATCATCGATGGGCTGCGCGCGCAAGGGTTGAATGGCACGGTGCCGCCGATCTACAACTTTGGCCTCTCGCCGTACCTCTTCATCGGCATCAATGATTTTAGCGACTTCACCTTGGGCCAGATCCCGGTGTACCAGTACGTGCCGCAAAGTGTGGTGTCGGCGGGTGTGATCACGACGCTGCCGCTCACGGGTGACACGTTTTTCCTGACCGGTTCGAGCGGCATCGGTGGCATGACCGGGAGTTACCCCGGCCGGCGCGTGCGGCTGATCATGGTGAACGGGCTGAGTGTGGTGCACGGAAACCCGGCGCCCAATGGCTTTTTGCTCGCGGGTGGAATCGATACTTTTTTCCCCGCGGGCTCCATCCTCGAGCTCACCTACATGGTGACGAGCGGCTTCTCCGGCCAATGGGTGCAGACGAGCCCGATGCCGGTCCTGCAGGCCGGCTGGGGCACGCCGACCGGTCCCGGAGTTGTCACCAACTTCCCGGGCGGCGGGCCCGCGACGCTGGCGCAGTGTTCTAACGCGATCGCGATGCTCATCACCGTGATGAAGCAATATGGGATCTTGGCCGCATGAGCAGCTCAGACGACGGGATCGGTGACCTCGTTGCGCGCCGTGCACTCAAGCAGCTGGGCCGCTTCCGCAAGGCCGCCGCGTTCCATCAGAGGCAGCGCGGCGATGGCAGTGAGGGACCGCGCACGGGCACCGTGCACCCGAACCGTCCCGATGCGCCGACGCCGATGACGCACATGCAGGTGCCGCATGATCTGGCGCGAGTCAGTGACAATGGCGACAACGGCTGCGATCCGGGACCGATCCGATGAGCGATGACGTCGTTGACCTGAATCAGAAGCGCCTGGACAAGGCGATCAAAGACGCCGGGGTGCCCGCCGGCGCCCAGCCCGTGACGATCCTCGAGTGCGGCACCTGTCACGCGGTGCAGTTCTGCCTCGGCGAGAAGGGCATCGTGTTCTGCGCGCACTGCAAGATCCAGATCAACGCGCTGCGTTGGTACGACGTCAACGAACCCAAGCCTGCGGGCTAACGAGGAGAGAGCGATGGAAGAAGCTGCAGTCGAAACCGAGATCCAGGCCAAGGGCCTCAACGCGCCGCGGATCACGCCCGAGCATCTCGACGCGGTGATCAAGAGCGAGGACTACCACGTATTCCCATCGACGATGCTGACGGTGTGTTGCCTGACGCTCGCGAACGGCTTCACGGTCACCGGTGAGTCAGCCTGCGCGTCGCCGGCGAACTTCAACGCCGAACTCGGCCGTAAGATTGCCCGCGGTCATGCGCGCGACAAGATCTGGGCGCTCGAGGGCTACCTGCTGAAGCAGCGCCTCAACGAAGAGACGGGCAAAGCGGCATGATCGAGCCCACGGTCGGGCGCGTCGTTTGGTTCTGGCCCGCCTCGACGAAGGGCAAGGCGGACGGGGGACAGCCCCTGGCCGCCACCATCGCCTACGTGCACAGCAACACCTGCGTCAATCTCACCGTGCATGACCGGGACGGCGACACCTACGCGCTCACCTCCCAGACGCTCTGGCACGGCGACGGGGAGAGCCCGGACTACCCGCACTGCGAGTGGATGCCCTATCAGAAGGGCCAGGCCGCGAAGGTGGAGCAGCTCGAGGCAGCGATCAAGGACGGCTTCACCAAGCCATGAGCTCGAAGAGCCGCCACGATTCCGGCCTCGCCTTCACCATGGAGGAGGGCGATGCCGAGGAATCCTCCGACATGGCGATCGCGCGCCAGATCGGCCACGCGCTCAACAAGCACTATCCCGATTACCTGTGGCAGATCTCCGTGCAAGGCGGCGGCCTCGTGCTCAGGAACGCGTCCATCTCGATGGTGGCCGCTGCCTTCCTGCGGCGCGAGGGCTTCTCCTACCTGATGCCGCGAGAGAAGATGGGCACGCCGAAAGAGATCGAGGAATCCGCAGTGCGCGCCGGTGGCGCCATGCTCGAGCTCTTCAGCCTGCCTCGAGGGAAGGCGCCCATTCCGGATCCCGATGCGCTCGCCGCCTCGGGCCTGGTCAAGATCCCCGCTGACTGGGTGAAGAAGCAGCAGAAGAATTTCGCGTGACGGCGCTCGAGTCCCGGCTCTACATCTCGTTGCTGGGCGCCCGCACGATCGTCGCCGCGACGGCCAATGTGAACCCACAGGCGATCAAGATCCTGCGCCTGGTCGACTCGGCCGCTGCGGCCTACAAAGCACAGAAGGACCTCGAGACCGTGCCCGAGGAAGACGACGAGGAAGAGGAAGCCGATGCCCCTGGAAACTGAACCGAACAGCTCGATGCGCCCGCAGCCGCCGGCGATCCGCGATCCCGACTCTTCGGGCGGTGTCTCGAAGCCCATGCGGCCGCAACCGCCGAGCATCCGCGACCCGCAACGCGGCGAAGCGGACTTGACCTACATGGGCGCCGAGGAGGAGATCGCGGACGCCGCGGAGGACGAGAACGACACCGAGCGGCCCTACGAACGCGACGACATGCCCGATTGGGAGAAGCGCGGCAAGGACGCGATGCGCTTCTCGACCACGTATCTCGACAGCAATTACCGGCAGCAGTGGGACGATTCTCTCCGTGCGTTCAATAACCAGCATCCTGGCGACTCTAAGTACAACAGCGAGAGCTTTCGCAAGCGATCTCACCTCTTCGTACCGGTCACTCGTACGGTCATTCGCAAGAACGAGGCGGCTGCATGCAAGGCGTTCTTCTCGAACCACGATGTGAGCTCGATCCGCGCCAACAACCAGGGAGACCCGAAGCAGGTGTTGGGCGCCGCGGTCATGAAGGAGCTGATCCAGTGGCGCTGCACGCACACGATCCCCTGGTTCAAGGTGCTGGTGGGCGGGATCCAGGATGCGCAGAAGCAGGGCGCCTGCATCGCGCACGTGCACTGGCAGTACAAGACCCGCAAGGACGCCAGCGGCAAGACGGTGGTGTCGAAGGACACGCCGTGCGTGGATTTGAAGCCGCTCGAGAACTTCCGCTTCGACCCGAACGCCTCGTGGATGGATCCGGTGAACGACTCGCCGTACTTCATCGAGTTGGTCGACATGTATGTGGGCGACGTGCGCGAGAAGATGAAGCGCGCGGATCCCAAGGGCCGCAAGTGGATCGAGTATCCGATGTCGGACATCAAGAGCGAGAATCCCGACGATTCCACCCGCGCGGCCCGTTTAGGCAACCAGCAGGACCCGACGCAAGAGACCCGCGATATCTCCGACTACGAGGTCTGCTGGGTGCAGCGCCACATCCACCGCTGGGACGGTAATGACTGGGAATTCTGGGCGCTGCAGAACGGCAAGCTCCTGACCGAGCCCGAGCTCCTCGAGAAGACGGTGTTCCACGGCAAACGGCCGTACGTGCTCGGGATTGCGGTGCTCGAGACGCACAAGCCGTTGCCGATCTCGGTGCCGGCGCTGGTCAAGCCGCTGCAGGACGGCATCAACAGCCTGGAGAATTCGCGCACCGACAACGTGCTCTTCGTGCTCAACAAGCGCCACAAGGTCAAGCGCGGCGCGAACGTCGACACCGCGGCGCTGGTGCGGAACGTGCCGGGCGGCATCGTCATGGTCGACAACCTGGAGGACATGGAGGAGCTGAGCTCGCCCGACGTGACCGCGAGTTCCTACCAGGAAGAGGACCGCAAGCGCCAGGCCTTCGATGATCTCGTCGGCAACTTCAATCCCATGCAGCTGCACCAGGCGGGCGCGCCGCGCGAAGCGCAGGGCACGGTGCGCATGCTGCAGGGGCCGGCGTCCGAGATGACCGAGTACATGCTGCAGACCTTCGCGATCACCTTCGTGGTCGAGGTGATCCGGCAACTGGTGCTGTTAGAGCAACACTACGAAACGGACAAAGCAGTCCTCGCGATCGCCGGCCAGAATGCGGAAGCGTTTCAGAAGTTCGGCGTCGATGAGGTGACCGACGAGATGCTCGATCAGGAGCTCACCACCACGGTCAACGTCGGCATGGGCAGCACCGACAGCATGGCGATGATGCAGCGCCTCATCTACGGCCTCGACGCCTTTGCGAAGATCAGCGCCAAGCCGCTGCCGGGCGTCAACCTCGCCGAGGTGTGGAAGGAGATCATGGCGCTGTGCGGTTACCAGGACGGCAAGCGCTTCTCGACCCAGGGCAACCAGGAGATGGCGAAGCTCGAGCAGGTCAACAAGCAGCTGATGCAGCTGGTGCAGGACCTGAAGCGCCACAAGAACGACCGGGAGCAGGGGAATGTGCTCTCGTTCGTCGCCAAGCGCGAGGCGATCCAGTCGAAGGAGCGGATCGCCTCCAAGCAGCACGACGGCGCCCGGGAGCTCACCTACCACCAGCACATCCTGGATCAGGACGATGCGCTGCTCGCGCACGTGCTCGGCAAGGACCAGGCCGAGCAACAAGGGCAGCAACAGGCGCAACTTTCCGAGCAGAACGCGCAACAGGCGCAGGCAGCGGCCGCCGCCAAGCCTGCGCCTAGTGCGGCCGCATGAGGGCGGCGAATCTCGATCCCAATGATCCCCTGGTGCGGGCGGCGGTATTCGGCGAGAAGGTGCAGGAATTCCTGCGCGGCGACATCGGCGACTTCCTGCTGAAGCGAGCCGAGACGGAGCTGGCCGCGGCCCTCGAGTCGCTGAAATCGGTGGACCCGGGCAAGACGACGGCCGTGGTGGTGCTGCAGGAGCGGATCCGGCAGCTTGAGCACTTCGAGTCCTGGTTGGGCAATGCTGTACTAGAGGGCCTCACGGCCATATCCGTAATCGAGGGAGAGGAAGATGCCGAAGACGCCTGAAGAGATCGCCGCCGACGAGAAGGCCGCGAGCGATGCGCAGCGCGAGCAGCTGGCGCGCGAAGCGAACAAGAAACGCAACGATGCCATGCTCGAGGCGCGCAACGCGATCGCCGACAACGCGGACGACATCAAGACCGACGAGGACGATCTGGTGCCGCTCACCGATGAGGTGTGGGATCAGAACGATCGGCCCGAAGATGCCAAGCGCAAGACCCGCGCCGAGCGCCTGGCCGACCAGGAGGCCGAGGAAGAAGAAGCCGAGCTCACCGAGGAGGAAGCTGCGGCGCGATTGATCCGCGCGAAAGAGGCGGAAGACCGCGAGCTCGATGATGCGCGCGACGCCGGCGCCGATGATTCGCGGCAGCGTAAAGACGGCACGGTCGAGTACCGCCTCGTCGTCAATGGCAAAGAGAAGTGGCTCACACTTCGGCAGCTGCGCGAGTCCGCGGGCAAGGTCGACGCGGCGGATGAGTATTTACAGGACGCCAAGGAAGGTGCTACAAACGGCCCCACTCGTAGGACCTCTCCTACCGACGCCGAGCGAGAGCAAGCGCGTCGAGAGGCTGAGGAGCGGCGAAAAGAGGAACGAGCAACGCTTCGAGCGAAGCTGGTTGATCTGAATACCCGCGCTTCGATGGGTGACGATGCGGCGATAAACGAGCTGGCAGACATGCAGTTAGAGGCTATCCAGGGTGACTCCGGACGTCTCATGCGCATGGTGGATGAGCGCGTTGATTCGCGAATAGTGGGACGCACCGACTTTCAAAAGGCGGTGGACTGGTTCGAGGACGAGTACTCGGACGTGCTGACGACCCCGCGCTTGAAGACCGAAGCTGGACGATTGGACGTGGAGCTCGCCAATGCGAATCCCGACCTCTCCCCCCGCGACCGTCTCGACAAGGTGGGCAAGCAGATGCGCCAGTTGAGGGAAGACCTCGGCGGGGCGCCACGTCGCAAGGACACGCCGAGAGCTGAGTCCAAGCTCGAGCGAAAGAAGAACGCGCCCCAGATTCCGACGGCAGCGGGTCGACAGCGACCGGACGCCGAACCGGATGAGCAAGAGAGCACGCAGGACGCGATCCGCAAGATGGCGCAGTCCCGCGGGCAGGCGCGAGCGATCTCGCACAAACATTAGGGGTCACCATCGCCAAGTGGTGGCTCTGCAGGAGTCACCACAATGGCAGGCCAAGTCTGGGCAATCTCGTCTCTGGGCGGCTATTTCTACAGTCGCCAACTCTCGAACGTCATGCGCGCTGCGGTCCAGCCGCTGGTTAAATTCCGCCAATTCGCCGACGTTCACGACATCTCGCAACAGGGCAAGAAGAAGGGCGATTCCTTCACCTGGGATGTGTTCTCGGACGTGGCGCAGGCCGGCGGGATCCTCACCGAAACCAACACGATGCCGGAGACCAACTTCACCATCGTCCAAGGCACGCTGACGGTCACCGAAGGCGGCAACTCGATCCCGTACAGCGCGAAGCTCGACAACCTGTCGAAGTTCCCGGTCGAGGACATCATCAAGAAGGTCTTGAAGAACGATGCGGTCAAGTTCTTCGATCGCCTGTCCTGGGGACAATTCAACCAGACGCTGCTGCGGGTCATTCCGGTCGGCGGCAACTCGGTAAACGCGGTGGTGCTCTACACCAACGGCACGGTCACCGGCACCAACAACATCGCCTACTCGAATGCCCACGCCAAGGCGATCACCGATGCGATGAAGGAGCGCAATATCCCGGCCTACGTGGCGGATGACTACTACTCGCTCGGCTGGCCGACGACCTTGCGCACGTTGAAGAACTCGCTCGAGACCATCCACCAGTACTCGGACACGGGCTTCAACCTCATCATGAATGCGGAGATCGGCCGCTACGAGAACACCCGCTACATCGAGCAGACCAACGTCGCGAAGGGCAGCGGCACCGACGGCGTGACCACGACCCCCTGGGTCAATGGGCAATCCGACTGGTTGTTCTTCTTCGGCAATGACACGGTGGCCGAGGCGGTGGTAGTGCCCGAGGAAATGCGCGGCAAGATCCCGACCGACTACGGGCGCAGCAAGGGCATCGCCTGGTACTACCTGGGCGGCTTCGGCATCGTGCACACGCTCGCGTCGAACGGCCGCATCGTCAAATGGGATTCCGCTGCATAAGCAGCTCTGAACGGGTGGGGTGAGGGCCTTCTCCCTCACCCGCTTCCAAGCCCCAACAACGCAGGAGAGGCCTGTCTTAGGAGCAAGAAATGTCTAGCAGCACGGGCTCACCGAAGAGCATGGGCTACGACCATCCGTCGTACACCACGCGCCAATTACTCGGGCAATCGATCATGACGGCGGGATCCGGCGGCGTGTCGGGCAAGTTCGTCGCGCACGCGGCCCTGGTTCTCTTCGGTCTCAACGCCTACACCACGATCGCGGGCACCTCGACCTACACCTTCACGCAAGGCGGCACCGGCACGGTCGCGGTCGCGGCCACGCAGCTCTCGGTGATCCGCATCACCAACACGGCGAGCGCCGGCGCCACCATCGCGCTGTCGACCAGCACGTATGGTCCGTACACGGTCGGCGGCGGCTTTGTCGGCAGCGGCACGCAGACCAACCAGATCGGCGCCTACAGCCAGTTCCAGCTGAACACCAACACCGGTACCGCGGGCGCCGGCGGCATTGCGATCAACCAGGGAGACCAGATCTACGTCGTCAACGGCACGGATGCCACCGCGGTTGAATTGGTTGCGATCGATTATCAGATCCAGCCGGTCACGGGCGCGGTGTTGAGTTAGTCGTCTTCCTCGTCGGTGGCGGGACTCACACCGCCTTTTTTCTTCAAGCTCCAAGGAGAGCGCACATGGCAGGCAAGGCAAAGCAACCGGACGTCGGCGTCCTTCCCGATTCATCGAAGGTGGTGAACGGCGAGCGGGTCGGGATCAAAGATTCGGGGTACCTCGACAAGAAGGGCACCACGGGCGCGGATACCCTCATGCTCTCGATGCCGCCCGGCATGAACATCGAGAATCAGAAGCTCTCCGATCAGCACGAGATGCCGATGAAGACGGTCACCTCGTTGGGCTATCCCGGCGACGGCTGGACCTGAAGGATCCGCCGTCGTGCCCGGGATCATGCAAGAGAAGTTCCAAGTCGACAACGCGCCGAACGCGAACGATAACGCGCATTCCGGCTGGGCGACCGATGCATCAGCGCGCACCAAGAAGGGCGGCAGCGCACCACGCGGGCCGACGCCGATGCCCCCCGGCATGAGCATCGAGAATCAAGCGCGCAGCGATCAGAACCCGATGCCGCTGTCGATGGGCGGGGAGTCGGATGTCTCGGCCGACTGGAATTCGGAGGCAGTGAAGAAGGGCTTCAGCCGCAAGCCCATGCGCGCGACCGACGATGAGTACTCGAACGCCCACGTCGATGCCTTCTACGATGAGATCAACGTCGACGGCGATGTCGGGTTTGCTGAGCGCAACAACGTGCTGGATCGACTCTAGTGCCCGCGCAGCTCGGTGTCGGCAATTGCCAGTACACGGCGATCTCGACCGCCGGCACCACCACGTTGAATCAAGCCCAGCTGGGTCCGATCGCCGCGAGCCCGGGCGTGCTCTATGGCATGGTCTCGATCGACGCGGGCACCGGGTTTGCGGCAACGGTGTACGACATTGTTCCGGCCTCCGCCGCCACGGCCATCACCACCAACACGCTGCTGTCCGGCACGGGATCCGCCGGTCAGCGCTTCCCGGCCGGCCTCGAGGGCGTGGGCGTGCGGTATCGCGGCGCGCTGGTGGTGGTGAGCAGCGGCACGCCCGGGAAGATCAACGCACTCTGGGATTAGACGAGGAGACAGGAAATGGCAGCAACAGCAAAAAAACCGAAGATCGAGCGCGATCGCTTCACCGCCGATGGCGTGCGGTTGTTCAACATCAGCAAAGAGCACGGCGTCGTCTACTGCGACGGCTTCATGGAGGTCAAGTACATCCAGGAGTACGAGGGCCGCGAGATCCACTACAAGGGCGATGGCACGCCGGTCGGCTACGTCTCGGGGCAACCGCTGCCGAAGTTCATCGACGAAGTGGAACAGGAGAACCTCGAGCTCAAGCAGCGCATCAAGGACCTCGAGGACTCGCAGAAGAAGACCAACGAGCTCCTGGCACGGCTCTCGGCCCAGCTCGAGGCCAAGCCACCGGTCAGCGCCGCAGCGCCGGCGACTCCGAAGACCAAGTAACGCATGTCCTACGACGCACCATTGGCGCTGATCGCGCAGCGCGCGATCCCGTTCATCATCGCGCCCACGGGCACGATGGGCGCCAATGGTGCGCTCACCTTGGGCACGGCGCTGCCGACGATCTACGCGAACGCCTACGTGTTCCTGCCGGCGAATGCGATCGCCACCGGCATTCCCGCCGGCTGGTACTTCACCCAGTTCAGCTCGACGACCGTAGGGATCGTCTACAACCATCTCTGCTCGAGCGGTGTGCCCACGATTCCCGGGATCTTGCGGCCCTTCGTCACGCCGAGCGTGGGTGCGTACACCGGCGTCACCGCGCAGCA